ACAGGATATGCTGGCGCAAACGATGGGTATGGTGTGTCGGGTACACCAGCTACTGGAAATTTCATAATTAATAGAAGCGTAAACGGAGCGGTTTGTGTTGGTGACAGGGGCCAGCAAAGTCACCGTACCCGTGCCGGTAGCGCCGCCCTGCATTGCGATATTAGACATTTGCTGCCTCCAGTTGTGCTTGATATGCCGCAATGACTTCAGGCGTCCATGCAGCCGTAGCGATAGCCACCACGTTAGTTGGCTGGCCTGTCAGGTCTTGTGCTGGTGTCAGGCTCGTGCGGTGAAAGGTTTGGCTGATTTGATTGCCGTCTTCCATGATGCGCGTAGCCTCACGATAGAGAACAATGCCGTTCTCAGTCACAGTGATTTGATCTACTACAGTTGTTTTGGTGAGTGCCATAATTTTTCTTTTAAGTTAGGTGTCCGACTTGATAATCCAACCAAGTTAATTTGCTAAATAAGTAAATAATGCAACATATCTATAATTGTTTATCCACAATATTGCCCCGCCAGTTAACGAGATAATTCCTCCTGTAGTATTATTGGAGGCGGAAATTCCTTGATATGCAACACCAGTATTCTCGTTTTCTCTAACTATAAATACTGAGGCTCTACCTGAAACAGTTTTGCTTGTAAAAGGCAATCCTGAAAAATTCAACACTGACGATGCTGTTCCTACATTTATTAAATTTATTTGTAATTGCACAGTTACAGAATTACCTATTTTTGTATAAACACCATCTGACGAATAACTTGTAATTGAACCAGCGCCTGGAGTAGCAACAGGTGTCCAAGTCCCCTCCTCATAATCATCTAGCGTGTTTGCGTTAGATGATGCTGATTGAGTTGCGGGGAAGGTGATGCCTGCACCAGAAGCCGAAGGAGTTGCGCCGCCTACGCCGACAGTTGATGCCGAAATAAGCGTGCCAGAGTTATTTGTAATCCCTGTCGTGCCGTCAATAACTACTGCCATATATTTCCTTAAAGAACAACCCAGCGTGAGCCGGTTGGTACTGTTACTGTTACACCTGTTGCCACGCTAATGGGGCCAGTGCTCATTGCGTTTTTGCTGGCTGTAATGGTGTAGTTGGTGTTCACCGTTTGGCCGTTTTCAATGAAGATTTCATCGCTGCCGCCGCCAGTCGCGCCACCACCCACCGAACCCCAAGCCGTGCCGTTGTAGACCTCTGGCTTGGACAGCGTGGTGTTGAACCGCAGGTAGCCCGTGGCCGGTGTTGGACGCTCTGCTGTGGTGCCCGTAGGGGTCACCAATGCGCCTGTGGCACCTGTACGCTCACTCAGAGCCACCAAGGCCGCAGCGGCTGTTGTAGCACCTGTGCCGCCCTCGCTGATCTGCACCTGGTCACCCGTCAGCGCGAACGTACCGCTTGACGAAAATGAGCCGGCCACAGCCAGCACCTTGCCGGTGCCGACCTTCAAACCAACCGATGTGCCAGTGCCGTCACCCTTGAATACCGCGTCCAGCGTATCCAAGTCGGTGTTGATCTTGGTGCCCCAAGTGTCTGTCGATGCGCCAACCTCGGGCTTCGTGAGCGCAAGGTTGGTGGTGGTTGAATCTGCCATTATTTACCTCTCAAACTGTTTCCCAAACTTCAGCCGTATCAGCCACCGGAGCCCATGTCTCTGATGTGTCTGAAATTGGTGCCCAAGACTCTGACTGCGCCGTTATCGGTGTCCACGTCTCAGACGTGTCGGCAATCGCATCCCATGTCTCCGTTGTATCACCCTGATTATTCCACTTTAACGAGCCAAATGCGTACATGGACGAGGCCGAACTGATGGACACATCAAAGGACATGATCCGCAGGTAGCCGACATTCAGTGCGCTTCCTGACTCAATCGCAAAGCCTTGGTTCACGATGACATTTGAGTCAACAACCATGACCGCCTCGCTGGCAATCACACAACTCATGAATGCGATGCGCTGCCCGTCGATCACCACCGTCGATGCGTCGACCACTGGAATGACGCCGACAGCGTAACGCAGACCCGACGCGGCCACGGAGGAAGCAGAGGAGACCGCCGCAGCGCCGAGCGCGTAACGCTGGCCGGCAGCCGACATCGTTGATGTATCGGAAATGGCCGCTGCACCGTTATTGAGGCGCTGGCCGGCAGCCGTTGCCGACGAGGTGCTGGTGACGGCAAACGCGCCTGACTTGACCGTGTTGGCCAATATCGTAACCGTTGACGCATCCGATACGGCAGCCGCACCAATGCAAACGCGAGTCGCTGCAACTGATGCAGAACTCGCGCTTGTGATTGCTACTTCGCCGAGACTTACCCCGAAGGAGTAATTGCCCCCGCCGTAGTAGCCGGAGCCGTATGCCGCCATCTTAGGTCAGCGTGACGGTCAAACTGGATGCAGGGATGCGGAACACATCGCCGTCGTTGATAGTGCGGGCGGTGGTCAATTGAGCCCATGCCAGCATGTTGCCGCCAGTGCTGGCGTCAAAGATGGCCGCATAAGTCAGCGTGCCCCAGTTGCCGCCGGATGCAGGATCAAACTCAATAGCCGCTGCATTGGTAGCCGTGGTGGCCGTGCCGGTGATGGTCATCGTGCCAGTGGCCTTGCGGGCGTAACCGCTGCCAGAGACCTCAGTGCCGCCGCCGGTGTCGCTCGGGGCAGCCGTAAACAGGCCAACATACCAAGCTGTTGGACGGGTGACGCTGTTTGCTGTCAGCAGGTAGTTGAGAACCAGGTTCTCGGTGTAGTCTGAAAAGGATGACATTTAACGCACTCCAAATGGTTTAACTTTTGATTTCAAGACGCCTCGGCTGGATGTCGCACCCTGGTCAGCCACCCGCAGGGCATCCAGGCCGGCAGCATAAAGCGTGGTCCAGACGTTGATGCGCTCGTCATCCTTGAGGTACGGAGCCGACTGGATCAGAGCGCCGTACAGGTAGATGTCCGGTGCCATCGTCAGCAGCCAGTTGGTCGGCGCAGCGTCAGACAGACGCGGAATCTTGGCGAAGTAGGACAACTCTGCCGTGTAGGACGAGTCCGGCGCAGGATGCACGCGGAACTGGTTGCCCACCATGCTGAAGTACAGCGGGCGACTTGGTGCCGTGTTGCTGGCGTCCAGATCATCCATCTGGTCATCGGTCGCAAACTCCAGCGGCTGCACCGGCGATGTGCTGGTCAGCTTGAACGTGCGGGCCTGCAAGAAGTCAGACGGCACTGCGCTGTACTTGGTGTCAATGGTGGCGTCAGCCCGTGTCAGCATCTGCCGCACGCGCAAATTGCGCTCGGTCTGGGTCTCAGACAGCGCAATAAAGTTGGCAATCGCAGCCGACAAATCCGACCGATTTAGCCAGTCAGCGACAGCAGATTTCAGCTCGGTGTAGTTGGTGATTGCCATGACTCAATCATACCTGTCCAGGGCGTGTACGGAACACCCTGTTATCGGGATCGTTCAGCCACTTTTTCAGCCGCTTCTCGTCTTGCAAGATGCCCTGCTTTTGCAGTTCATGGTAAATGCTCATGGGGATGCTGCTGACCTTGTGCATCTCGCCCTTCCAGTTGGCTCGACCGTCAACATTGTTGAAGGTGGCCTTGTTGTTTTCAATGATGTCGGTGATGTCCTGCTTGGTCTCAATCGTCACACTGCCGTCAGTGTGCTCATGCCAAAGCTGGGTGATACCGGCGTCTTTGTTTTGGGAAAGTATTCTTGTGTCGATCATGTAAAAAAGGGGCTGAGTTATTAGCCCAGCCCCTTAGTCGATTACCTCAGATTAAGAGGTGGTCAGGTCGAAAGCACCGCCGTGGGCGACTTCGGTGTGGATACGCAGAGCCCACTCGCACAGCAACAGCTTTTTATCAGCATCGCCGGTCTTGGCCATGTCAACCGTCTGCATCGGGCGCAGGTAGTCGATGGATGCGTACTCGCCGTCAACCACGAAAGCATCACGCTCACGCTGGAAGCGCGAAGGCACGATGCTCACATTGCCGAAATCGCTGACATAGATGTCGGCAGCGGCAATGATGGTCGAAGGCTTGGCACCGTCAACATTGAAGCGCGATGCAGCGATACCGGCGAAGGCAGAGACCTTGGCCTTGTTGACTGGACCAACCAGCAACATCTTTGGCGTACCGCCTTCGGTCCAGACCTGCTGAATCACGTCCTTCAGGATCGCTTCAGTGAAAGCACGCTGGGTGCCGTCATTGCGGGGATCAGTCGGGATCGTGGTGTACACGGGGTCAGTACCATCGCTGGCCTTGTTCGTGTTGGTCTTCAGGAAAGCCTGAATCGATGCAGTCGTGCGGGCAGTCGTGGAATCACCAGCCACTGCGGCTTGGTTGTTCAGGCACGAAAACTCGATGTCACGCTTCATCTCAGAGCCCTTCTTGGCGATCTGATAAGCGACTTCAGACTTGCGGCCAGCTTTGTTCACTGTTTCTTCAGTGCC